GAAGGCCGGGCCCGGACGCCGGGCCTTCGGGGGCCGGGGCGGACAGCAAGGACACGAGGACACGCATGGACCTGAACATTGACCTCAGCATTCTGGAAGTCGAACCCGCCGATCAGTATCACGCGCAGGCGGACCGCTTCCTCAGCAGCCATCAGTTGCTGGACTTCATCAAGTGCCCGTGGCTGCACCGCAAGAAGACCCTCGGCCTGATCGAGGATACGGACTCGCCGGCGTACCTGCTCGGGCGTGCGGCGCACGTCCGTATCCTCGAAGGCCGTGACGCCTACGAGACCGCCTTCGCCCTTGGCGGTCCGATCAACCCCAAGACCGGTAAGCCTTACGGCGCGGCGACAAAGGCGTTCGCCGAGTGGGCCGTCGCCCAGGGCAGGCCGGTCCTTTCGCACGACCAGGTCGAGCTTATCGAGCAGATGGCCAGCGGCGTGGCTATGAACGATGAGGCCGTGGACCTGCTGCTCTACGGCCGATCCGAGGGCGTCGTCCGGGCCGAGTATTGCGGCACCCCGTGCCAGATCCGCATCGACTGGGTGCATCCGCATCGCGGCATCGTGGACCTCAAGACCTGCGACGACCTGACGTGGTTCGAGTCCGACGCCCGCCGCTACGGCTACCACCGGCAGATGGCCTTCTACCGGGCCGTTCTGGCCCAGCCCCTCGCCGGCCTTCTGGTCCCGGTTCATCTCATCGCCGCCGAGAAGAAGGAGCCGTTCCGCTGCGGCGTGTGGCTGGTCAGCGAGGACACGCTGGCCATCGCGCAGCGGGAGAACGAAGCGGCCATCCGGCGGCTTCGCAACTGCTGGGAGAACGACCACTGGCCCACGGGCTACGAGGCAATCCGCCTCTTGGAGGTCGCATGAGCACCTCTTGCGCCCGAGCGGCTTGTGGCGAGTCCATCGAACGCGACGGCCACCCCTCGGGCGCTCTCCGGCAGGGCCGGGCTACCGGGGCCTCTCTTTGCAGAAAGGCCTCGGGACGCGGGTTCGACTCCCGCGCCTGCCATTGGCCGCGAAGTGGCACGCGGCCCACACACAGACCTTGCCACACGAAGGAGCGTTCACGATGAGCAAGAAGGAAGCATTGACGATTGCACCCCCGAAGTTCGAGGTCGCCGAGTTCCGCATCGTCGGCGTCGCGCCGTACGTGCAGAACAAGTTCAGCGCGAAGGCCCGCGAGCAGATGCGAGCCAAGCAGGAGGCCGGCAGCACCGCCAAGAAAGGCTCCAAGCGCGAGCCGAAGGACTTCACCGCCTCCTATGAGGGGGCCATGCACCGCAGCGCCGACGGCTGGTGCGGCATCCCCGCCCCGGCGTTCCGCAACGCCTGCGTCAGCGCGTGCCGGATGTGCGGGTTCCGGATGACACACGCCAAGTTGTCGCTCTTCATCGAACCCGATGGCTTCGACACCGACGACGGCACGCCGCTGGTGCGGATCACCAAGGGCGAGCCGGAGTACTCCGAGATGGCCGTCCGCAACGAGTCGGGCGTCTGCGACCTGCGTCCGCGCCCGATGTGGCGCGAAGGCTGGGAGGCCGTCGTCCGCGTTCGCTTCGACGGCGATCAGTTCACGCTGATGGACGTGGCCAACCTGCTGCTGCGAGCAGGCATGCAGGTGGGCATCGGCGAGGGCCGGCCCGACAGCCGCAAGAGCTGCGGCATGGGCTGGGGATTGTTCAAGCTCGGCGATGAGTGAGGCATGGCAGGCGAGGACTGGCGTGGTTAGGCGAGGCGTGACCTGACCTGACGCGGCAAAGCATGGCAGGCGTGGCCAGTCAACGTGTGGCCAGGCAAGGCAGAGCACCGCAGGCAAGGAAGCAGACCCATGAAGACAGAAGGAGCGACACTGATGGATTACAAAACAGAGCTTGAGCAGATCCGTTCAGAGCACGGAGGCGTGCTCCGCGCCGCCGACGTGGTCGAGTACGCACGCGATCCCGAGACCGCACTGCACCAGCGTTTCGAGTGGAACGACACGAAGGCGGCCGAGCAGTACCGCCTCTGGCAGGCACGGGAACTGATCCGGGTCGTCGTGCAGACCCGGCCGGCCAACGACGCGGCCACCCGCGTGTACGTCTCGCTCACCGACGACCGCCGGAACGATGGCGGCGGCTATCGCACCCTCGACGAGGTCATGCGATCCAAGACCATGCGGGAGGCCCTGCTCAAGCAGGCCCACGCCGACATGGTCCGTTTCGAGACCACCTACCGCCAGCTCTCCGAACTCGCTTCGGTCATCGCCGCGATGCGATCCGCGCGCAAACAGCACGCTCCCTCGCGGTAAGGCGTGGCTGGGCTGGCTTGTCGGGGAATGGCGAGGCGGCGCGAGGCGTGGAAGGCGCGGCAGGCGAGCGATGGTGTGGCAAGGCGCGGAGCGGCCTGGTTCGACACGGCAGGCAAGACGTGACGAGGCAATGCTTGGCGAGGCGAGAACCGGCAAGCCACGGCAGGCTAGGCGGGGCCAGGCCCGACGGAATGTGGCGGGGCAAGGCACGGTACGGCAGGCACGACAGAACTGGAATCTCAGCACAGGAGAAACACATGACACTGATGAATTCACTGATTTCGACCACCACACCATCGCCGCCGAAGCTGATCGCTTATGGCGCGCCAGGCATCGGAAAGACCACCTTCGCTGCTTCGGCCAATGCTGTCCTGCTGGACTGCGAGAATGGTGCCGGTGCCGTCCCTGGACTCGTTCGCACACCATATCTGAAGACCTGGCCGCAGATGCGCCAGTGGCTGGTCGAACTGGCGGACGTGGACAAGGCCGACGTACCCCAGGCCCTGGCCATCGACACCATCGACTGGATGGTCCAGCGGATCGTCGAGCACGTGGTGCTGGACCTGGACGGCAAGAGCAAGGGCGACATCACCAACACGCTGGGTACCGCCCACGGCGGATATTTCAAAGCCCGCGAAATCGTGCAGAACATCGTCTACCGCGACCTTCTGCCGATGCTCAACGCCGTAGCCGACAAGGGCGTGGCGATCATCCTTCTGGCCCACGCGGCCAACACGAAGATGACCACGCCCGAAGGCTACGACCAGCGCCTGGCCTCGCCGGACCTTCCCCACTGGATCGCGCCGCCCTTCATCGAATGGGCCGACGCCGTTCTCTACGCCCATCGCCAGGACGACCGTCGCCTCCTGCTGACCGAGGGCACGAGCGTGATCCTGGCCAAGAACCGCTACAGCCTGCCGGCCGAACTGCCCCTCTCGTGGTCAGCGCTGATGCAGGCCATGAGCACCGACACACAAACCCCAGCCAGCAAGGAGGGCTGATCCATGATCACGATCCAGATCGACGACATCACGGTCACGGTAAGCCAGAGAGACGAAGACCAACACATTTACTCTGTCGGCGAAAACGTCGCCCGGGCGCTGCTGGCGATGGCGGCCACCGGCCAGATCGTCAGCGGAATGGACGCCCTGATCGACGCCATTCTGTGGGCGGAGGAGTCGATGGGTTCGCCTCCGTCGTTCGTGCATTGGAACACCGACAGGCATCCGGACCGAGCACGCGTCGCAGAGGCGGCCTACGAGAAGATGATCGACGCCATTCGATCTTACGACACGACCATAAACCTGCTTCGTGAGGAGAACTGAAGAAATGGCAAACCTGAACGGATTCAACGCGACCGAAGTCGAACCGGCCACCACTTTCGAGCCGCTGCCGGCGGGCCGATACCTCGCCGCCATCACCGAATCGGAGATGAAGCCCACCAAGAGCGGCTCCGGCAGCTACCTCCAACTGACCTTCACCGTCGTGGAGGGTGAGTACAAGAACCGCGTGCTCTGGGCGCGGCTGAACCTCAACAATCCCAACGCCACGGCCGTCAAGATCGCCCGGGGCGAGTTGTCGGCGATCTGCCGGGCGGTCGGCGTCCTGCAGCCTCGCGACAGCGTGGACCTGCACAACCTGCCGCTGGTGATCACCGTCAAGCTCAAGAAGCGCGACGACACCGGGGAACTGACCAACGAGATCAAGGGCTACGCCCGCAAGGACGCGGCCAACGGCCAGCAGCCCCAGGCCCCCATGACCGACAACACCCCGCCCTGGAAGCGATAACCGAAGGAGCAAACCATGAACTCGACCATTCTGATCCTGATCATCGTCTGGGCGCTCAGCACGCCCGTCGGTTACCTCTTCGCCCGCTGGTCCAACCGGGCCATGGGCAGCCGGTGGACCCGCAACGACCGCATCTGGGCCATCACCTTCTCGGTAATCTACGGGCCTGCGATGCCGCTTCTGGCCATCCTGATCGTCCTGCTCTGGAAACTGGAAAGTTCCGACTGGGGCAACCGGGAAGCGAGGTGGTAGGCGTGGTGATGCTCAACCTGCCATATCCCCCGAGCATCAACCACTACTGGCGACGGGTCGGGCCGCGCACGCTGATCAGCCGGGAGGGCCGGACGTTCCGCAGGAACGTCTGCGCCCTCCTGGGCGGCGGCGGGCCTCGCAAGCCCCCGTCCGGTGGGCGGATCGCTCTGGCAATGGACGCCTTCCCGCCCGACCGCCGTCGGCGCGACCTGGACAACCTCCAGAAGCCCGTGCTCGACGCGCTCGAACACGCGGGCATCTATGAGGACGACAGCCAGATCGACCTGTTGCTGACGCGGAGACGCGACGTGGTCGCCGGGGGGCGACTGGATGTCCAGGTGGATGAACTGCCGCTGCGGCGCTGCCCGCTTTGCGGCGGGCGACTTGAGGAGAACAACTGACCATGGACGGTCCCAAACGCATCTACATCGCTGGGCCGATGACCGGCCTGCCCGAATATAACTTCCCGGCCTTCCACGCGGCCGCCGAGCGTGTGCGCCAGGCGGGCTTGGAGCCAGTGAATCCGGCGGAGAACTTCGACGGTCGCACGGACCTTCCACGTGAGGAGTATCTCCGCGCTGACGTGAAGTTGCTGATCGGCTGCGATGCGGTGGCCATGCTCGGCGGCTGGGAAGACTCGCGCGGGGCGAAGTTGGAGTACCTGCTGGCGCGGGAACTGGCCCTGCCTGTGCTTGACGCCGAGACCCTCCAGCCGCTGACCAACACGCCGGTCCCGCTGGTCCATCTGCATCGGCTGCGCATCCGGTGGGAGCAGGCCCACGAGGAACCCGAGCCGGTTCTGGACGAGGCCAAACGCATCACCGCGTCCGATCGCCAGGAGGATTACGGCCATCCGTCGCAGGACTTCGCGCGGACGGCGCAGATGTGGACAGGCATCCTCGCGCCGAGGCTGCGCGAAGGCGAGCGGATCATCCCGATGGACGTGCCGCTGTGCATGATCGCCGTCAAGCTCGCCCGCCAGGCCCACCGCCACAAGCGCGACAACCTCGTGGACATCGCCGGGTACGCCCGCACGGCCGCCATGATCGCGGGGGATGAGTGATGAACGACCTTGATCTCGAAGTCATCGACGATACCGACGTGATGGAGCCCTGGCGGACCTTGGAGCGGACATGCCGCAAATGCCAGTGGTGCAAACAGCATCGGGGTTGCAAGCACGGCCCGGACCCGTACCTCTTCTACTTCCACGACGAGATCGAGATGGTCTGGCTGTGCGATGAGTGCTACTCCATCCGCCAGAAAGGCATGCACCTGCCCGAGGGGGAGGTGGATGAATGACGGCGTGCGCCACGGCCCCAGCAGCGATCACGCTGCGCCCGTACCAGGCCGATGCGGTCAGCGCCGTCTACGACCACCTGCGCCAGCGGGACGATCACCCGTGCGTGGTGATCCCGACGGCGGGCGGAAAGACGCCGGTGATGGCGACCATCTGCCGCGATGCGGTGACGCAGTGGGATGGCCGGGTGTTGATCCTCGCGCACGTAAAGGAACTGCTCGAGCAGGCCGTGGACAAGCTGCACACCATGGCCCCGGACCTGTGGAACCGGATCGGCGTCTACTCGGCGGGCCTCAAGAGCCGCGACACCGATCACCCGATCATCGTCGCGGGGATTCAGAGCGTCTACCGTCGCGCCGCCGAACTGGACCGCTTCGACCTGATCCTGATCGACGAGGCGCACATGCTCCCGCCCGACGGCGAAGGCATGTACCGCACCTTCCTGGCCGACGCGCAGGTCGTGAATCCCAACGTGCGGCTGATCGGGTTGACCGCGACGCCGTACCGAATGACCACCGGAGTGATCTGCGCGCCGGAGAACCTGCTGAACCACGTCTGCTACGAGGTGGGCGTGCGTGAGTTGATCGTGCAGGGTTACCTGTGCCCGCTGAAGACCAAGGCCGGTCGGCGGAAGGTGGACACCTCGGCGCTGCATATCCGGGGCGGTGAGTTCATCGCGGGCGAGGTCGAGGCCCTGATGGATGACGACTCCCTGGTGCGGTCGGCATGTCGGGAGATCGTCGAGCACACCCGTGAGCGGCACTCGGTACTGATCTTCGCCGCCGGTGTGCAGCATGCCCTGCACGTCCAGCGCGTTCTCGGCGAATGCGGCCACGAGTGCGGTTTCGTCTGCGGAGAGACGCTGCCCTTTGAGCGAGCCGAGACGCTCAAGCGGTTCAAGGACGGCAACCTGAAGTACCTGGTCAATGTCAACGTGCTGACCACCGGCTTTGATGCGCCGAACATCGACTGCGTGGCGTTGCTGCGGCCGACGAACTCGCCGGGCCTTTACTACCAGATGGTGGGTCGCGGCTTCCGCTTGAACCCGTCGAAAATCGACTGCCTGGTGCTCGACTTCGGTGGCAACATCCTGCGTCACGGCCCGGTCGACGCCCTGGAGATCAAGGACCGCTCATCCGGCAACGGCGAAGCGCCCGCGAAGGAGTGCCCCGAGTGCCAGGCTGTCATTCACGCCGCCTACGGCGTCTGCCCGGAGTGTGGTCACGAGTTCCCGCCGCCCCAGCGCGAGCAACATGACCATCAGGCCACGACGGCGGGCATCCTCTCGGGCGAGGTGACCGAAACCGAGTACGAGGTCACCGAGGTCTACTACAGCGTCCACCACAAGCGCGACGCACCGGAAGACCATCCGCGCTCGGTACGGGTCGATTACCGCTGTGGATTCAATGATTACCACAGCGAATGGGTCTGTCCCGAGCACACCGGCTACGCCAGGGGCAAGTTCGAGGCATGGTGGCGGGCGCGGTCCAACGAGCCGCTGCCCGATTCGGCCGAGCAGGCCGTGGATATCTGCGAAGCGGGCGGCGTTGCCGAGACCAGGGCCATCACCGTCCGCTCGGTGACCGGCGAGAAGTTCGACCGCATCACGGACTACCAGCTCGGCCCGGTCCCGCCGCGTCTGGCCGGCTGCGATGAGCGGAACGACGGCGATCTGCCCGACTACCAGTGGCCGGAAGACGAGGTGCCGTTTTGATTGCGGCGAGTGACAACATCCAGCAGGCGGCGGCCCGGTACCTGTCGGCGGGCCTGTGCGTTCTGCCGGCCAGGCGGGCAGAGAAGCGCCCGGCTGTGGGCCGGTGGAAGCAGTATCAGACCAGACTGCCGAGTGAGGCCGAGTTGTCCGCCTGGATGGCGAACAGTCCCGACGCCGTCTGCATTCTCTGCGGACAGGCCTCCCGCAACGCGGAGATTCTTGACTTCGACGCCGGGGGCGAGCTGTTCGACCGATGGTGCGAGAAGGTCCGCACCGCCGCGCCGGGTCTACTGGAGCGGCTGGTCCTGTCTCGCACGCAGTCCGACGGCCGGCACGCCGCCTACTGCTGTCAAACGCCCGTCTCGGGCAACATGAAGCTGGCCCAGCGCCGCGTAGACGGCAAGATCGTCACGCTGATCGAGACCCGTGGCGAGGGTGGGCTGTTCCTGTGCGCGCCGACGGCCGGGTACGAGGTGATCCAGGGCGATCTGGCCAACCCGCCCGTCTTGACGGCGGAAGAGCGCGACGTTCTGCTCCAGGCGGCGTGGGAACTGAACGAATATCTGCCGCCGGTGGTCGATGGTCCGACGCACAGCGGCGATGTCGGCCAGACAGCCGCGTCGTCGGCAGAGAATGCCGGCCTGTGCGCAGAGACCGCCCACAGCGGCGGTTGTCCGTCGGACAACGCCGATCTCGGCCAGAGAAGCGCATCATCGGCCGCACAGTCCAGTTGTCCTTCGGACAATGCCCACCCCGGCGATTGTTCGCTGCACAATGCCGCTGTCGGCCAGAGAGCGCCGTCATCGGTCGAACACCCCGATTGTGCTGCAGAGAATCCGCACATCGGCGGCTGTCCGCCAGAGAATGCCGACAGGCCCGGTGATGATTTCAACCGTCGCGGAGATGTGCGGGCTGTGCTCCAGCAGCACGGCTGGGTGAGGGTCAAGGGCGGCGAGAATGAGTACTGGCGCAGGCCCGGCAAGGAATCGGGCACGTCGGCCACGCTGAAAGCGTGCGAGAACGGCCTGGTGTTCTTCGTCTTCTCGTCCAACGCCTCGCCCTTCGAGCCCGGCCAGCCCTATTCGGCATTCGCGGTGTACGCGCTGCTGAACCACGGCGGCGATTGGGCACAGGCTGCCAGTTCTCTGCGGCTGTCTGGCTACGGCGGAGATTCTCTGGCAGACAACACCGCCGGCACGGACATCTCGGCCATCGAGCGAATGTCCGTCGCACCCGGCGCATGTCCGTCGGACAACGGCCATGGTGCGGCCGACAACGCCGACAACGGCGATCATCGGCCGGACATTCCGGACCCCGGCCCGATCCCCGAGCATCTCTTCCACGTGCCGGGCCTGGTCGAGCAGGTCATGGACTTCACGCTCGCCAACGCGCCCTATCCGAACGTCGGCCTGGCGTTCTGCGGGGCCATGGCGCTGCAATCCTATCTCTGCGGGCGGAAGGTCTGCGACGCAGGCGACCTGCGGCCGAACATCTACCTGTTGGCTCTGGCGTCCAGCGGCACCGGCAAGGACTTTCCCCGCAAGGTCAACTCGCGGGTGCTGTTCGAGATCGGCCACGTCGCCGCCCTGGGCGACAAGTTCGCCTCCGGCGAGGGCATTCAGGACGCTCTGGCACGTACTCCGGCGATGCTGTTCCAGAACGACGAGATGGACGGCGTCCTGCGGCAGATCAACCTCGACCGGGAGAACAAGCGTGAATCGATCCCCAACATCCTGCTGACGCTCTACACGTCGGCCAACGACGTCTACCCGATGCGGGTCAAGGCGGGCCAGAAGGAAGCGAGCCACATCGACCAGCCGCACCTGACGCTCTTCGGCACGGCCACGCCGCAGTACTTCTACGAGTCGCTCAGCCAGCGGATGCTGACCAACGGCTTCTTCGCCAGGCTGATCATCGTGGACATCGGCAAGCGCGGTGAGGGCCAGACGCCCGGCAGCGCCCGCAACCTGCCCGAGGAGATCATCCAGACGGCGCGCTGGTGGGCCGAGTACCAGCCAGGCAGCCGGAGAAGCAATCTGCTGGAGGTCCACCCCGAACCCCGCGTCGTGCCCTGCACGCCCGAAGCCGCCGAGGCGGTGAGTTCTCTGCGACGCCAGACCGAGGACGAGTACGACCAGGCCCACGCCCGCAACGACGAGGTCGCCCGTGTCGCATGGTCGCGCACCCACGAGAACGCCAAGAAGCTGGCGCTGATCTACGCCTGCAGCGCCAACCACGAGGACCCGGTCATCGATCTGCCGGCCATCGAGTGGGCCAGCGCGTTCGCGATGCACCAGACCCGGCGGCAGCTGTACCTGGCGGCAAACTACGTGGCGACGACCGAATTCGAGGGGCTCTGCAAAAAGGCCCTGCGCTTCCTGCACCAGTGCCAGGAGAGCGGGCAGGACAGGAACTACCCCACGCCGGACTGGAAGCTTCGCCGTCACCTGGCGCAGAACCCCACCATCTACGGCTCGATCACCGAGGCGCTGGTCAAGCAGGAGCAGGTGCTCTTTTACACGATCCCGGGCAGAACCAAGCCCCGATCCGGGTGGGTGCTGAGATGAGAAAACCGCAGGAAAACCGCAGTAACCGCGCCGCGACGGAGGCGATCCGGCCCGAGAAGGCCGCTCGGCGGCCGAAAGCCGCGCGGCGATTGATGGCGATTGGAGGCTTTCTGCGGTTTTCTCCCGGGGCGAAAAGGACGGCCCAGCAAGAGGTTAGAGAGAATAACAGAAGAAAACCTCTCTCTCTGTCCCACGTATTCACGAAGCGTCCGCGCGTACGCGTGAGGACCCGAGGGGATTTCGGAGGTTTTCTCCCCGCCAGCAGGAAAGGACCCACGTTATGAATCCACTGCGCTGCAGAAACTGCCGCTTCTTTCAGCTCGACGAGACGCAGACCGCGTCGGAGGTCTTCAAGGACTGGGAAGAGATGAAGGAAGGCGAGTGCCGGGCCGAGCCGCCTCGCCTGGGCGAAATGCTCACCGATCGTGACGGCGAGACATTCCGTCACTTCGGCCAGTGGCCTCGGGTGATGGCCATCGACTGGTGCGGCCGGTTCGATCCCCGACGACCGGACAGTCGTCACGGCAGAGCCCTGACGCCCCACGTTGGCACGTGTTCGCGTTCCGCGTGCGCTTCGGGTCACGACCGCCCGGGTCGCCAACCGTGCGACCAGGCGGCGAAGTGTCGAGCTGGGCAAGGTCGGAAGGATGGCGAATAGGTACTCCACTGGCCCGGCCTGAAAGATGGCACGGGAACGCGTCGGCTGTGGAGACAGAGTTTTTCAAGAACGCGCCGAATTGTCGGCGCATAACCCCAAGGCACATGGAGGTGCTTTCATGACCGCTACCAAGGATGTAACCACGCAGAAGTTCGCCGTCGAGCTGCGGAAGATCGACGACGTCCGCCCGTATGAGCGGAACCCGCGTATCAACGATCAGGCCGTCGACGCCGTCGCGGCCAGCCTCGCCGAATTCGGCTTCCGCCAGCCGATCGTCGTGGACCCCGACGGCGTGATCATCGTCGGCCACACGCGCTGGAAGGCGGCGCAGAAGCTCGGCCTGGCCAAGGTGCCGGTTCACGTGGCCACCGACCTGACGCCGGAACAGGCGCGGGCCTACCGAATCAGCGACAACAAGACCGGCGAACTGGCCGAGTGGGACCTGGAGATTCTGCCCATCGAGCTCAACGAGCTGCGCGAGGGCGGATTCGACATGGACGTCCTCGCCTTCGACGAGGAGGAACTGGGCAAGCTGCTGAGCAGCGCCCAGGGCGTGACCGAAGGGCTGACCGATCCGGACTCGATTCCCGAACCGCCCGACGATCCGATCACACAGCGCGGCGACATCTGGGTGCTCGGCAATCACCGGCTCCTGTGCGGCGACAGCGGCAGCGTCGAGGACCTGGACCGGCTCCTGGACGGCGAACGCATCGACCTTCTGGCATGCGATCCGCCTTACAACGTCAAGGTCGAACCGCGCAGCAGCACCGCCATCGCCGCCGGGCTGTCGAGCTTCCAGAACAAGAAGGCCCAACTCCACCACCAGGGCTTCGACCAGGCACGCGGCGTGACCGACCCGAAGAAGGCCCGCAAGAAGATGCGTGCCAAGGACCGACCGCTGGAGAACGACTTCGTCACCGACGAGGCGTTCGATCAGATGCTCCTGGCCTGGTTTGGCAACGCCTCGCGCGTCATGAAGCCTGGGGCCTCGTTCTACGTCTGGGGCGGCTACGCCAACCTCGGCAACTACCCCGCGCCGCTCAAGAAGGCCGGACTGTACTTCAGCCAGGGCATCGTGTGGGACAAGCAGCACCCGGTCCTGACCCGCAAGGACTTCATGGGCGCGTTCGAGATCTGCTTCTACGGCTGGAAGGAAGGTGCGGGCCACCACTACTACGGCCCCAACAATGCCACCGACCTCTGGCACGTCAAGAAGGTCAACCCGCAGGCGATGGTCCACCTGACCGAGAAGCCCGTCGAACTGGCCGTCCGCTCGATTCAGTATTCGTCCAAACCGGGCGAGAACGTGCTCGACCTGTTCGGCGGCTCCGGATCGACGCTGATCGGCTGCGAACAGACCGATCGCCGCGCGTTCTTGATGGAGCTCGACCAGGCCTACTGCGACGTGATCGTCGAGCGGTGGGAGAAGTTCACGGGACGGAAGGCGGAGCGGAGCGCGGCCGTGACTGAGACAACCCCGACCGAGGCCGGGGTTGCCTGCGAGGTGCAGGTATGACGTGGCGGTCAGTTCTTGTTGACCAAGGCGAACTTACCGCGTTCGGTCTTGACGAAGCGGCTGGCTTCGCCCTTGGTCTTGATTTCGCGCAGGATGGAGGCGTAGAGGGTGTTCGACGGCGTCTTGCCCTCGCCCGGCGTCCACAGGCCACGAGCGACGGCGAGGTCGACGATGTCCTTGCACCGCATCGGGTCGCCGGTGCCCAGACTCAGCAGGTGCGCCGCCGCGTCGAGCAGGCTCATCGGCTTGGCTTCGTCGTCGCCACGTTGGCCACCGGTCGCGACAGGTTCGCCCGTGTCGCGCTGGGGCGCGTCGGCGGCTTCCTTGGTCGCCTCCTCGGCCTTCGCCGCCACGGGGGCCGCATCGTCGAGGCACTTTCGAAGGCGCTGCGGGCTCTTGATGCGGATGGTCTTGCCGGTCTTGACCGACCGGCCCTCCCAGCCGCCGTTGTCGTGCTCGCGGGTGATCTTCACCGGGACCAGGTTGCCCGCGACTTTCACGAGGTAGGTCGCGCCAGTCTGTACGTCTGCCTTCTTCATGGTTCATGCTCCTCTGCGAGCTTGGCTCGCGGCTTCGAAGCCGGCCTGGTAGGCCCGCTCCATGACGGTTTCGATTTCCCACACCGCCAAGGTGTGGAAGTCCTCTTCGTCGTTGTGACGCGATTCGAGCGTGGTGATCTCCAGTTCCTCCCGGGCGATCCGCTCGAGCGTCTGATCCATGGTTTCGCGTGGCATGGGCGTTCTCCTTCAGCACTGGGCTCAGCGGCAATCGCTGAGAAGGTTCTCGATGTCCTCGGGTTCGCGGCTGGACAGAAACGCCAGCGTCTGGGTCAGTTTTTCGATGACGTACCCGAGGTCTCCGGCGTAGCCCCAGTCGCTGGGCTGGGCCTCGGCCTTGGCCCGGTGCTTGTCGAGTTCCAGGTCGAGCCAGTCGATCAGGCGGGCGATGTCTTCGCGGCGCTCGGTGTACAGGTCGCGGGCAGTCTGTTTGGCGCTCATGGTTCGGTCCTTTCCGGGTCAGCAGTTGCTCAGCTTGAGCAGCTCCAGGTAGTAGTCGTTGATCTCGGAGTTCGAGCCGGTGTAGCCGTCGAGCTGGTGCTGGAGGCACTCGGCCATCGACCAGAGGTCTTCCTCGCAGTCGGCGTCGACGTGGTGCTCGCGGCCGTCGGGCGTGTCTGGGGCGAGGATGGTCACCAGGACGATGTCCGGCCCGCTGTGCATGCCGTCGCGGCGCTGGGCGGTGGCGTACCAGTGGCCCGCCTGGCCCTTGATCTCGTGGCGTCCTTCGAAGTCGATTCGTGTGATTCGCATGGTGCTGGTCCTTTCTGCTCAGGCGTTCTCGGGGCCGTTGAGGTGCTTCTGGGCAGGCTTGCCTTGGGCGGCGTCGCGGTCCCAGATGGCCCGGATTTCCTCGCTGCTGTAGCCCTTGTCGCGAAGGTAGATGTAGTCGCGCATGTTCCAGTTCGGGTGGCTTCGCAGGTTGTTCTTGGGGTCGATCCTGTTCGGGTCGTACATTTCTATCTCCTTGTCTGCCAGTCGGTTACGTTCTTCATTCGACACTGGCATGTTACCTCGACCCCGCCCGTCATCAAGGCAATTAACCGCCTGTGGCGAAAGAACTTACAGATTCCAGCAAGCATGCACGGGGGCTAGAGATATGACCGCCGAATCCCTGAAAATCACGGCCCTGACGCCCGATCAGGCGGCCAAGATTCTGGCCTCCGCCTACCGCCGGCGCGTTACGCCAGAGCAGGTCCGCGAGGTGATCGAGGCCGGGGGCCTGGCCCGGGCGGACGGGACGTTCAGCCTGATCGAGTACGTGGCCTACCTGGCCGAGGAGGTGACCGGTGGCGGCAGCGATTAACCCACGCAAGCTGCGGCCGGCCGACCTTCTGCGGCTGGTCAACTCGGCCGGGCGCGGCAGCGTCCTGACCGAGTTCCAGCTGCGCCGCCACCGCAACCAGGCGGGGTACACCATCGGCGACGCCCGAACGGTGGACCTGTTCCGCTACGCCGCCTGGCTGACGCTGGAGCACTTCAAGCCGAAGGCCGAGCCGCTGACCTATGAGGAACAGAAGGCACGCCAGGCCGAGCGCAACGCCGAGGCGGTTCGCGCCGCCCAGGACATCGGAGAGATCCCCGCCGTCGTCGATCCGCAGCGTAAGGCGAGGTGCGAGGCCTCGTTCCGGGACTTCTGCGAGATGTATTTCCAGGAGGTCTTCTACTTCCCCTGGTCCGACGACCACCTGCGCGTGATCGACAAGATCGAGAAGGCGGTTCGCACCGGCGGGCTGTTCGCGATGGCCATGCCGCGCGGATCGGGCAA